CGGCGTCAACGGCATCACGCACGAGGCACTGCTCGCGATCCTGATCGACCGCATGGAGGGCTTTCAGTCCGGCCCGTTCGCCAACGACTACAACGAGGCGGCGCTGAACCACCTTCGCTCGGCTGCCGGCGTGCTGCATGACCGCACCCGCGAGCGCATGGCGCGCAACGTCGAGGGGACGCTTCAGAAGTAACTGGCAGCATGAACTGCCTCCCTCTCACGACCGCTCTTGGCCTGGCTATCATCTTCGCCTCGATTCTCTTCGGCGGTGCCAAGCTCATGCAGCTTCTCGTCCCGCTCGTTTGATGAGGACTTAAGGAGGCCACTGTGATTGTCGAGCGCGTGCGCATCGGAGTTCGCACGGTTACATATCGAACCAGGGCACCACGCTCTCATGGTTGCGATGTAAGGAAGGCGATAAAGGCAGCTCAGCATCTCAGCTTTGTTGCGGCCAGCGGCTTCGAAAACGCCTGCATGAATAAAGACGCTGCAGCGGCGGAGATGTTCAGGCTTCGAGATACCAGAAATTGGCTGCGCAAGCACGGCGGGTACTGCCGGGCGCGAATTCCGAGGCCAAAGGGTGTTTCACGTTAAACGCACCTGCAACCCGTGCTTGCGTCAGACATCCATGGGAGCACATCCATGACCGAAATCGTAGAGCCCGGTGGCCTGATCGGCGTCTTCAAGCGCATGGGCACTAGCCAGGCATCCCGCCGCCTCGCCGATCCTCTGCACTGGATCGTGCGCCTTGTGCTGTGCGCCGGCTTCGTGCTGGTGCTCAAGAAGGCCAAGGGCAATTCTGACCCGACCGACGCCGCCGTGGTCATGCTGCTCGGCTGCGCCGCGCTGATGGCCGAATACTACATGGGCGGCCAGATCGTGCGCGGATGGTTCGACCGCTCCATTCCGAAGATCGCCAGCTCTGCCGCCGTCTACACCGCCGTGCTTGGCTATGCCGCCCTGCAGTGGACCGGAACGGCTGCCGAGATGGAAGCGCAGAAGACCGGCGCCGCCAAAGCCGCCTATGTGACGCAGGAGGACGTGTCGAAGTCCGAGGCCGAACTGACGCTCAAGAACAACGACCTGCTCCAGCGCATCGCCCTCGCCCCCAAGCGCGGCCCTGAAGCTGCCGACGCGGCCATCAAGCGCGCCAAGGGCGACAGCCGCTGGAAAGCCACGGACGGCTGCACCGACATCAGCAGCAAGGCATCGCGCAAGTTCTGCGACGACTACGCGACGGCCGTTGCCGATCTCGAAGGTGGAAAGAACCTCGTGACGTGGAAGACCGAGCAGGAGCAGGTGGCGCGAGAACTGAAGTCGCTTCGCGACAACCGCGCCAACGTCGTCGTGGTGTCCGAGAACCGCTCCGATCTGCGCTTTCTGACCCACTACGCCGGGTTTACCGAGCAGGCCGCCGCCGACTTCTCCGCCGCTTGGAAGATCGTTATCATCTCCATCCTGTCCTTCATTCTTGGCATGATGATCGAGGCTCGTGAGCATCGCGGCCCGGCCAAGCCGTGGGGATTCGTGCGCATGCTTCGCGGTTTCAAGGATTCGATCTGGGAAATCCTCACCGGCAAGCCCCTGACCTCCGTGCATCGCACCACGATCATTCGTGACGCCCGCACCGTTGCGGAGATGGGCGCTTGATCGGCATCCTCCCCGGAACAGCAGCGCTTACCGCTCAAGTCTCAACCCTTATTGCAGAGCGAGATGCCATCGATCGAGCCCGCGTCGTCGCAGTGCATGAACGCGACGCCCCTGCCGCCCAGGTCGCCGCGCTGAACCAGTCGAAGCCCCCCCAATGAACAAGCCCAAGAAGCCCGCACCCAAGCCCATGCCCGGTAAGCCGAAGAGCAAATGAACGCCAACCAGCTCCGCTCCAATGTTGCCATGGCCCTGAACTGGATCGGCATCGCTCTCTCTGCCGTGGCGCTCGCCAAGTTCTTCGGCGTCGTGATCCCCATTCGCGGCGATGTCTCGCAGACCGCGCTCGTTGCCATCGCTTGCCTGTGTGCGAAATGACCCGTGATGAAGTCCTGACCCGCCTCGAAGCCAGCAAAGCACTTGAAGCGCCTCGCGTCACCATCCACGTTGATGCCACGAGCACCAAGACTCTGATCGCCTACGCAGGCCCTAGCAATGCCCGCAAGCAGGCCACTATCAAGTTCAACCCGACCGAAGCCGACGTTGACCAAGCCATGAAGGAACTCGCCTGATGGGCGTCGCAAACGCATCGTCGTCATTCATCCATGCTGCCCGTGCCGCCAAGAAGCTGACTGCTGGATCTGCCATGGCCCCTTGCGGAGCCTTCGTTGCTGATGCCGCAGGCTCGATCACCTTCGTTGATCTCGACGGCAACACCTGCACCAACTTCCCGGCACAAGCTGGCTACAACCCGATTGGCATGCAGTCGCTCACGACCGCCGCTATTGGAGTTTGGGGCCTCTACTGATGCTGTCCCCCAAGGCCATCATCTGGAGCTCCAACGGACGCCGCACGCTGCGCAACGTTCGCCAGGATAGCCAGGGCGGCCCGCGTATCGAGATCGACAGCAACGAGGCCACGAAACTCAGCCTCGACCTCTCGCACTATCTTCCTGCCGGCGAGACGATTACGGCACTGGACCTCACCTCGCTCGGCATCACCGCTACGGGGACAGTCGACAGCGGAAACCAGTCCGCTACGATCACGATCTCGAACCCGCAGCCCAATGGGCGCGTCTATTATAAGCTGACCCTATCGACCGGTGAAATCACGACGGATACCATCACCGTCCAGAACCGGGTTGAAGGCGTCAGCACCACGGGAGCGTTCTACGATGTCTGACCCGCGCGAAACCGCGCTTCGTATGGCCGTGGCCGCATGCAGCGGCGCGCAAGACCCCAAGCACATCGTTCGCATGGCGAAGGCGTTCGAGGAATACCTTTGCGGAAAGTCTGCCGATGGCACAGGGCCTGAAGCCAATCCCGTAGAATATCCTTCCACATTCACCCGAGTCACCGATACCGCAGGCCATACCTACGACAGGCACACCATCCCACCGTTCATGAACCCGAACGCAGGGAAGCCCACAAGCCCAGCCGATCCCATCTCCGATATCTACGACCTCGACAAGATGAAGGATCGCGGCGAAGGCAATTACGACCCGCCCAAGATCAAGACCGCTTACGGCAACAAGAGACTGAGCGACTGACCCAATGGCCCGCACCGAAGACAAAGCACCAGGGGAAAACCAGGAGAAGTACAAGCCCCTAAGCGAGCAGCACAAGGTATTCGTGCAGGACTACCTTTTGACGGGGAATGCCACGCAGGCGTACCGCAAGGCGTTCGGGACGACGGCCAAGGAAACAACTGTTGCACCCAACGCTTCCCGCCTCTTGAAGCGCCCGCATATCGTCGAAGCCATAGCAAGGTTGCGCGCCAAGGTTGCTAACAAAACCGATGACAAGGTTGCTAGCGCCGTCGCTGAACTCAGAATGTCCGGTGAATTGGACGAAGCGCTTACCATCGAAGCCCACCTGAAGGAGCTTAAGGAACTCAGGGATCTGGCTAAGGGTGACAAGCGGTGGGCCGCCGCGATTGCAGCCGAAGTGAAGCGCGGTGAAGTCGCCGGGCATTACGTGACCAGAAGTGAAAACCTCAACGTCAACTATGACGCCTCAGACATTTCCGACGCCGACCTCGCGCGTATCGCCAGCGCAGGCAGCAGCCGAGTTGCTGCGCCGGAGGATCGCACGTCGGAGCCTGATCGCATTCACTGAGTATTGCGACCCCCGGTACAAGACGGGGGCGCATCACCGGGTTGTCGCCGACCACCTCGAACGGGTGGCGCGCGGCGAGATTGATCGGCTAGGCCTTGAGCTTCCGCCGCGTCACGGCAAGTCCCGCCTCGCAAGCCAGGAGTTCGTGGCGTGGTTCCTTGGCCAGTATCCTGACAAGCAGATCATCAGCGTATCCGCGTCCGGCGATTTGGCAGCCGATTTCGGCCGTGAGGTCCGTAACCGGGTGGCGAGCCGAGAGTACCGACACCTGTTCCCTGGCACCGTGCTTGCCGAGGACAGCCAGGCCAAGGGGCGCTGGCACACGGACAAGGGCGGCATCTACTACGCGGTTGGTATCGGCGGATCTGTGCTCGGCAAGGGTGCGCACATTGCCATCGTTGATGATCCGTTCGGTTCGATGGCCGATGCGATGTCAGAAGTGGAGCGGGCCAACGTCATCAACTGGTATCGCGGCACGCTCTACAACCGTCTGATGCCGGGCGGTGCGATTATCCTGATCGGCCACAGGATGCACGAAGATGACCTAGCCGGCCACCTGCTGCAGCAGCAGGGCAAGGGCGGGGACCAGTGGACCGTAGTCAAGATGCCGGCCGTCAGCCCCAAGGGTGAGGCGTTGTGGCCGGAGTCTTACCCACTAGCGGCGCTGAACCGCATTAAGGCGAACACACTGCCGCGCGACTGGTCCGCGCTCTATATGCAGAACCCCGTCCCCGATGACGGCACGTTCTTCAAGCGCGAGTGGTTCAAGGATCGTTACGTCGTCCCGCCAGATCTGTCGCAGTGCCGCATCTACGGCGGTTCCGACTATGCCACGCGAGAGGGCAAGGGCGACTGGACGGCGCATGTGATGGTTGCCGTCGATCCTGCCGACAACATCTATGTGATCGATGTTCGCCGGATGCAGGAAACGACGGACGTTTGGGTCGATACGCTGATTGATCTCATGCAGTCGCGTGCGCCGAACCTCCCAATGGGATGGGCTGAACCGCGCGACACGATCAACAACAGCATCGGTCCGTTCCTGAACAAGCGCATGATGGAGCGGCGCTGCTACGTCGCCCGCACGCAGTACACCGAAGCCGGACAAGGCAAAAAAGATGTCCGCGCTCGCTCGTTTCAGGGCCGTTGCGCCATGGGGAAGGTCAAGCTCCCTGCCTACGCGCCGTGGCTCGCCGACTTCGAAGCCGAGTTGTTCGCGTTCCCCAACGGCAAGCATGACGATCAGGTCGACGCCTGCGCCATGATCGGCCGCCACCTAGACGCGATGATCTCGGGACACATACCGCAACCACCTGATGAACGGCGCCCAACCGATTACTCCTCAGCCCGCGACGACGATGCAGAATCCTGGCGCACAGCCTGACGGCCACGGCATGGCCGCCGTGCTCGGCGAGGTCATGTCGCCCGTTCCGCTGGACACCACGCGCGAGATCAGCTCGGACGCCGACAAGCTCCGCGTTATGGGGGATGTCGACCAGTCGGGCGGGATGCCGGGCCAGCCGCAGGGCGAGACCATTGAGCCCCTGACCGGCCAGCGCCTTCTGACGATGTGGCGCAACTGGTACGCGGCCAAGGAAGACGAGCAGCGCGAGCAGCAGACGGCCCGCCGCTACGTCAACGGTAAGCAGTGGACGGCGAATGAAATGGCCGCGCTCAACAAGCGCAAGCAGCCCATCGTCACGTTCAACAAGATCAGGCGCGTCATTACCGGGCTCGTCGGCGTCGAGCAGAAGCTGCGCCGCGATCCGAAGGCGTTCCCGCGCAACCCGAACGACGACGACGCGGCCGACCTCGCAACGTCCGCACTGCGCTTCGTTGGCGATCAAACCCGGTTTCACAACATCGCCTCGGAAGTGGCGCTCGACGCGTTCACGTCCGGCATCGGCGGCGTCTATCAGTCCGTGCTGGAAAAGCGCCGGCAGTTGGAGGTGGACAAGACGCAGGTCAAGTCCGACCGCTTCTTTTACGATCCCCGCTCGGAAAAGGGCGATTTCTCCGACGCCCGCTATATGGGCCAGCACGGATGGTTCGAACAAGACGCGCTCGTCGAGTTGATGCCGCAGGCCGAGAAGTACCTGAAGGGCTTGATGGGCGCCGCCATGGCGCTGAAGACCGGCTCGGGCATGAACTCGGGCAACGACGTGCCCACGGAAGCGCTGATCGACAAAGAGCACGTCTGGGTTGACGGTCAAACGAACCGCTTTTTCGTCGTCGAGATTTGGTACAAGCGCAAGGGTTGGTGGTGCTACGCTTTCATCGTCGGCCCGACGAAGATCGCAGAGGGCGTGTCGCCGTTCTTCGACGTGAACGACAAGAGCTGCCACCCCTACCAGATGTGGACCGTCTACCAGGACGAGCGTCTGGTCCGTTACGGCGTCGTCCGCGATCTCATTTCGCCGCAAGACGAGATCAACAAGCGCCGCTCCAAGTTGCTGCACCTCGCTTCCGTTCGCCAGACGGCCTCGGTCAAGGGCGCCATCGAAGACGTGGACAAGATGCGCGCCGAACTGGCGAAGCCAGACGGCCACGTCGAGTTCAACCCGGTCAACGTGCCGACCGGGCTCCCCGCCTTCCAATTGCTGCAACAAGGCGATCAGGCCAAGGTGCATATGGACCTCGCGGCCATGGCGGCCGGCGAGCTTGAGGCGGCAGGCCCGAACCCGAACGTCATGGGGCGCGGCAACGAGAACCAGAGTGGTATCGCCATCGCCCGGCAGCAGAACGCCGGCATGTCGGAACTGGCGATGGTGTTCGACAACTTCCGCGAATGGAAGCTCCGCTGCTACCGGCAGGATTGGGCGCTGGTGCAACAGTTCTGGACCGAAGAGCGCTGGATCAGGATTACCGACGACGACGGCAATCCGCAGTTCATCGGCGTCAACGCTCCGGCTCCGCAACCGCCAATGGGGCCGCCGCCAAGCGCCAATAGCGCCAATGGCGGTGGTTTTGGCGGGATGTTGCCGCCGCCTCCCGGACAGATGCCGTACCAGCAACCCGGCTCCCTCGGCATGTATCATATGCCGCTCGATGCCATGATGCCGGGCCAGCCGATGCAGGGCATGGGAGCGCCAGTAGCGCCAATGGCGGGCGGGCTTGGCGGTCCAGGCGGGCCGATCATCGATCAGCAGGGCAACCCGGTGCCGATGTTGCCGCCACAAGGCGGTCCTGGCATGGGGCAGCAGATGCCGCCGCAACCCGTGCCGATCATGAATCGCATCGGCGAGATCGACGTGGATATCATCCTCGACGAAGCACCCGACACGGTGACGATGCAACAGGAGAGCATCGCCATGCTGCTCGATCTGGCGAAGCAGTACGGCCCGCAGGCGGCTCCGCTGCCGCTCATGCTCGATCTTGTCGAACTGCGCCCGGCGATCAAGCGCAAGCTCAAGGAAGGGTTGCAGCAGTCCGGCCAGCCGACGCCGCCGCAGATGGCTGAACTGGAGAAGGCCAAGGCCGAAATCCGCGCCATCAATTCCCGCGCCAACCTGCAAGAGGCTCAGGCCGCGGCGGTCGGGTTCAACATGCAGATCGACGAGCACTATGCCGGCATCGAGGGAACCAAGATGCAGCATGAGGGTGTCAGACTTGGTCTTGACGCCGAGAAGCTGTCGAACGAGCGCATGAAGATTGCGGCGCAGATGCAAGCCAAGCGGCAGGCGTCCAGGGTCGAGGCGCGCGCGTGAGCACCAAGCTCGTTGCCTCGCTCGAAGCCTGCCTCGGCACGGCGTTTTGCCTCTACACCAAGGCTCATGCGTTCCATTGGAATGTCACGGGCGCATCGTTCCCGCAATTGCATGAGATGTTCGGCCGCCTCTATGCCGACTTGCACACGGCGGTTGACGACATCGCCGAGCACATCCGCGCGCTCGATAGCTTTCCGCCGAGCGGGACCAAGGCTCTGTACGATCTGAGCGCAGTCGAAGACGATAACGGCACGAAAGCCTCTGGCGACATGCTCAGGCAACTCGTTAAGGACGTGGAAGCGTTCCTCGAAGTTCTCCGCAGCGCCGAAGAGCAGGCCGAAGAAGACGAGGCTTGCGGCGTCGAGAACTTCCTTCAGGGCATCATCGACGCCTTCGAAAAATGGCGCTGGATGCTGAAGGCCACGGCCAGCAAGGCCGCTTGAATTTCCGTAGCGGAGTCGCAGCGGGGCATTGATCGCGCCCCGTCTCCGTCGATTGCGTAGCTGACCCATCGCCTGGGGTCAGGCTGTGAGCGCCCGCGACTGGCGCGCATGGAAACAAATCCGGCGTTTCGGCTCGTCCCCGTCACAGGACGTATCGGCCGTCTCGCACCCTGGCCGCACCAAAGGGGGCGTTCCGCGACTTCCGGCGAACTGGAGAAACCGTAAATGACTGAGACAGCAATTGCGTCCGCTGATGCGGGTGCGAGCAACGATGCGTTTGCCGCGATGTTCAGCGGCCCGAATGGGGCGTCCGTCGATCCGTCGGCACCGCCTCCGGCCCAAGCCCCTGCACCGCAGGAGAGCCAGGCACAGCCGAGCAACCCGCTCGACAATGTGCCGATGCTCACGCCTCCGGTTCCGGGACAGCAGCCGAACGGGCAGGAGAACAAGGCACCGCCTCCGGGCCATGTCCCCGTTTCTGCGCTTCAGCAGGAACGTCGCGACCGCCAGGAAGCGGAGAAGCGGGAAGCCGCGCTCGTCGCCCAACTCGAAAATCTCAGTCAGTCGCTCGCGAAGCAGACAGAGTTCCAGCAGCGCGAATTTCAGGCGCGGATGCAGGCCCAACAGCCCCGTCCGCAGCCGCAGCCGTTGCCCGATCCGGCCGTTGATCCCGAAGGGTTCGCGCGGTTCATGGTCGGTCAGCAGCAGCGGGCTATCCTGAACCTCGAAGCCAACTTTTCCGAGCGCCTTGCGCGCAAGGATCACGGTGACGAGACGGTCAACGCCGCAACGAAGTGGGCAGTCGAGAACGGCATCAACGGCCGGTACATCGGCCAGCCCGACCCCTACGCGGCACTGGTGCAGGACTACAACGCCTATCAGGTGCAGCAGACCTATGGTCGTGACCCGACCTCGGTTGAACGTGCCGTGATGGCGAAGTTCGGCATCGACTACGACGCGCTGAAGGCCCGCCAGTCCGCTCCGGCTCAGCCGGCGGCGTATCAGGCTCCGGCCGCTGTCTCTCCCTCTGTTCCGCGAACTCCAATCCCGCCGTCGCTTGCGCAGGCCGGTCCCGGCTCTCTCAACGAGCCGCCCGCGCCTGACGGGGCGATGCATTTCAACGCGATCATGGGGGCGCACAAGAACCGCCCGCGATGATCTCCGCATAGGAACGTCGAGAGATGACGACCACGACCACCCCGTCACTGCAGCAGGAGCTGCGGTATCGCCAGGACTACTGGACCGAATACGTCCGTATGTCCGGCTTCCTCCAGGACATGGGCTCGACGCCGATGTCCATCATCCACACGGCCATGGAAGCCGTGACCAGCGGCAAGACGGTCAAGTATCCGCTCGTCTCGCGCCTGAAGAACGCAGGCGTCTATGGCAACGCCAAGATTGGCGGCAGCGAAGAGGCGCTGAACAAGCACGAGTGGCTGGTCAGTGTCGAGTATCGCCGCAACGCCGTGGAACTGTCGAAGCGTGAAGAGCACTTCGACTACGCCAAGGCTCGCGACAAGGTGGCCCCGCTCCTGAAGGAGTGGAGCATGCAGCAGCTCCGTAACAACATCATCGACGGGTTGCGCATGGTCGCTCCCGGCAAGGTGTTCGGTACGGCGATGGTGCCCGGTGACGGTTCCACGACCATCAACGCAACGGGGTCGAGCACGGACCTCAACACCTGGCTGACGGCCAACGGCGACTGGACCAACGCCGCCGGCAACGGCACCAAGGCGCGCGTCCTGTTCGGCAACGCCAAGGCGAACACGACCTACGTTTCGACGGTACCGCAGTTCACGACCTCGCTCGCCAACGTCACGTCGTCCATGAAGCTGACCCGCTCGGCCATCATGACGATGAAGCGGATCGCCAAGCAGACGGACCCTCACATTCGTCCGATCCGCATCGAGGATGGCGACGGCCGCGAGTATTTCAAGATGTACTGCGGCTCCGAAGCGTTCCGCGACCTGAAGATGGACGCTTCCATCATCCTCGACAACCAGACGGCACGCGCCCGTGAGGGCAACGGCATGGATCGCAACCCCCTGTTCCAGGACGGCGATCTCATCGTTGACGGCGTGATCGTCAAGGAAATCCCGGAGATTCCGGTGATCGAGGGCGCGGGCGCTTCCGGCATCAACGTCGCTCCGGTGTTCCTGTGCGGTGCGCAGGCTATCGGCGTGGCGTGGGGCCAGTACCCGCGATTCACGCAGAAGAAGGAAACCGACTACGACTTCTTCGAGGGCATCGGCATTGAGGAGGCCATCGGCGTCGGCAAGTTCCAGCGCAACATGACCTCGCCGTCGAGCATCGTCATCGACAACGGCATCGTGACCAACTTCGTGGCCGGCGTGAGCGACGGCTGATCCGGTTGGACAGCATGAGCCGGGAGGGGCGCTGATGCCCCTCCCAACCCTTCGGAGACCATGATGCCGTACTTCGTTTACAAGCCCGCACCCGATACGCCCGACGAGGCGGAACTGTTCAACATTCACTGGAAGGCCGGCAAGCCGGAACTGATTGAAGACCCGTACATCACGATCTGCCTTCAGATGCACTACCCGTGGCGGGCGTTCTTCGAGGAAGTGCCTGAGGAAGCCGCCGCTGCGGCTGATACGCCTGTCAAGCGCGGTCCTGGCCGCCCCAAGAAGGTCGTTGCCGAAGCCCCGGCTGATCCGGATCCCGAGGCCGCCTGATGGCTGTCACGCGCACTGCCAAAGAGCTGGCCGCAGCCGTGCTGAGCGATGAACTCGGCATCCTGCTCAACAACGAAGACCCGTCCGGAGCGGACGAGGCGTTCGTGCTGCGCAAGTACGAAACGAAGCTGGAAAAGCTCGTTGACGAGGGCGTCGCCTACTGGCCTGCGGACGCCATACCAGGAGCGGTGTTCGATGACCTCGCCAAGGTCATGGCGACGGAATGCGCGGGATCGTTCGGCATCGCCTACGACAAGAAACAAGAGGGCATGTTCGAGCTGCGCCGCCACATGGCGCAACGGGCTTCATCGAAACCGACCGAGATCATGAGCTTCTGACCTTGGGCATCCAGCAAATCCAGCTCGCCAGCAAGGCGGCTTCCTCCCGCTACGGGATCGAAGGTGCGGCGCAACTGGTCAACTGCTACGCGGAGAAGCTGGAAGACGGCAAGCAGGCGTTCGCGACGTACTCGATTGACGGGCTCACGGCGTTCGCGACGTTTGCCGGCGAGGGTGGGGTCAGGGCTCTGCTCGCCATCGGGGCCACGCTCTACGGGGTCTCCGGGCGCTCTGTCGTGGCCTGCGATACCACGGGCACGGGGCGCGTTATTGGTGGGTTTGCGTTCGACGGGCACGTCACCATGGCCCGCAACCGCCGTCAGCCGGAACCGCAAATCTGCATCGTCTGCGACGGCGGCGTCTCGATCATCTCGGGCGGCAGGCTCTACGAGGTCGCGGACCCGGATTTGCCGCCGCCCAATAGCGTCGTCGAGATCGACGGCTATTTCGTGTTCTTCTGCAATGATGGCCGGTTTTTCATCTCGCAGATCAACGACGGCTTCAATATCGACGGCCTGGACTTCGCCACGGCCGAGGCCAACGCTGATGGTGGGGTCAGGGCGGCGGTGCGCGGGCGCGAGATTGTGCTGCTGGGCACGCGCTCCATCGAGTTCTGGACCAACAACGGGGATGCGGATTTCCCATTCGGCCGGGTGCATTCCATCGACGTTGGGTGCCTCTGCGGCGGGTCGGTGCAGACCGTCGAAGCCACGCTCTACTTTATCGCCCATGACGGCACGGTGCGAACGCTCAATGGCTACCAGCCGGCGCGCATCTCGGACCATACCATCGAGCGCCTGATTGCCGACGAGCCCGACAAGTCCGGGATTACATCGATGTCCTGGCAGGAACGGGGCCATTCGTTCTACCAGATTTCAGGGTCTACGTTCACGGCGGTGTTCGATGCCACCACGGGGCTCTGGCACAAGCGGCAATCCTATCAGGTGAAGCGCTGGCGGGCCGATGCCTACGCGCTGTTCGATGGCCGGCATGTGTTCGGCGACTACGCCACGGGCAAGCTCTACCTGTCCAGCGCCGATGCGACCGATGAGGACGGAGCGCCCATCGTGTGCATCAACCAGTGCCCGACCGTGCATGCATTCCCACTGCGTGTCCGCTGGAATGCGCTCTATCTCGACGTCATCCCGGCCACGATCCTGACGGGTGCTGCGACGGATGATACCAGCACCAGCAAGCCGCGCATGGTCAAGATCATGGTGGCGTTCTCGCACGATGGCGGGCGCACGTTCGGCGGCGAGCAGATCGCTGATGCGGCCATCGTTGGATCGCGCATCGAGAGGGTGAGGCCTCTACGCAGGCTTGGGCTTGTGCCGCAGGGCGGGCGCATCGTGCGGCTGTCGTGGCTGGCCTCCGATGTGCGCGGTGTCGTGGCGATGTCCGCCGATACGGAGAACGTGGCCGCATGAAAAAGCCCGTGATGCCGAACCCGAACGAGCCGTTCTCGCTCGACGGTGGCAAGACCATCAACCCGGTCTGGTATCAGTACCTCGCCGACATGACCCGCGCCTTGAACTCGCTGCTGTGAGGGACGACACATGAGCTTTTGGGACGATCTCACCGGCAAATCCTCGATCAAGGCGAACAACGCCGCGAGTGTGCAGGCGCAGGGCTACCTGACGCAGGGCCGCGACGACGCGACGAAGAACATCAACGACAGCGCAACGCAGGCGCAGGGATATTGGTCGCCCTATGCTCAGTCCGGTCAGGCTGCCAATACGCTCTATTCGAACGCCATCGGTCTTAATGGCCGTCCGGCTCAACAGGGTGTCATGGACACCTATGCGTCGTCCGACCCGTTCCGGCAGTTCAACGAAACGAACGCCAACAACGCGCTGTTCCGGGGCTACAATGCGCGCGGCATGATGGATAGCGGAGCTTCCCGCTTGGCGACGGCGCGGGCCAGCCTGGAGCGCGGCTCGCAGGACTGGAATGGTTGGCTCAACCGCTTGCAGGGGCAGCAGGGGCAGGGCGTACAGGTCGCCGGCCAACAGGCGGGTATTGCGCAGAACACCGGGCAGCAGCTCGCCGGGATCAATCAGGGCTATTACCAGAACCTCGCCAACAATACGCTTGGCGTCAACGCGGCGAACAACCAGGCCCGCATGGGCGGGGTGAACAATCTGCTCCAGGGTGCCGGTACGTTGTTCGGGTCTGCGATCTCGGCCTTTGCTCCGGGTGTCGGCGGTGCCAGCGCGGCGGGCAACATGGCGAAGATGTTCGGAGGTGGAGGCGGCTCGCCTTACGGTTCGTATGGGGCGCCGAACACGATGGGCTCGCAGGGCATGGGCTGGGGTGTTAGCTGATGGGCTTCAACGCGCTCTACGACGGCTCCGTGCCTGATGTCGGCTTGGCCCTCAAGCCGGTCCAGAACGCGCTGCTCGACTACCGCGACCGGTCCGACAAGGCCGCGATCATGGATCAGAAGCGCCAGATCGGCTCCGAAATCCAGGCCGGGAATTGGGATAACGCCTCCCGTGTCGCCGCCGGGTTCGGCGACATCGATACGGCGATGGGCATCCGGAAGTTCCAGACGAGCGAGCGGCAAGCGGATGCGCAGGCCAAGCTCGCGGATGTGAACTACCAGCAGCACTTGGCGCACCTGAACGGTGGCGCGGCGCAGATGATCCTCGCCGAGAAAGACCCGGCGAAACAGCAGCAGATGTGGGGCGCGATCCGCTCGCAGCACCCGCAGTTCGACGATACGCTTCAAAAGCACGGCATCAACCCGACCGATCACCTCGCCGGGGCACAGTTCCTGATGGCGCAGGCGCGCGGCTATCGCGATCCGCTCGATGAGGCGCAAAAGCGGGCCGCTATCGCGCACTCGCAGGCTTCGACGGCGGCGGCACAGGCGCAGCTTCAGCAGCTCAAGATGCAGACGCCTGAGGCCCGCGCTAACATTGCCATCGGTATGGGCTTCAAGCCTGGGTCGACAGAGTACAATTCGATTGTGCTCAGTGGCACATACTCGCCGAAGGATGAATATATCAAGGGCAAGGAAGGCGAGACTTTCTATCGTCGCGGCCCTAATGGCCTTGAGCCTATCGAGATGCCGGGGCAATCCGGCGAGTCAAAAGACTACCGCAAAGCCTACGACAAGGAACGCGGTGAGGCGCGCGCCAAGGCCGAACTTGACCTGCCGCGCATTGTCGATAACGCGGGGCTGGCGCTCAAGACCATAGACCAGCTTGCAACGCATCCTGGCCGTGCGACCGGAACTGGGTATGTCGGTATGGTGGCGCCGCACATTCCGGGCACGGAAGCGCGCGGGTTCACGAACCTCGTCGACCAGGCCAAGGGGCGTGTTTTCCTCGAAGCCTTCAACTCGTTGCGCGGCGGTGGTGCCATTACCGAGAATGAAGGCGCGAAGGCCACGCAGGCTCTCGCTCGCCTTGATAGGGCTCAATCAGATCGCGACTTTGACGCCGCGTTGACTGACCTTAAGGAGGTCATCGTTATCGGCATGCGCCGCGCACATGTGATGGCGGGGAAGGCGGACGCTGCCGCTGCACCGACTGCAGGCGGCGGCGCACGCTACAAAGCCGTTGGTCCGAACGGACACACGATCTATTCCAATGATGGCGTCAATTGGCGCGAGTGAGCGACATGGCAGACGGTGTTAGGCTTCCGGCCGGATACGCGCTTGTTGACAACGCCGATCCCGGAGATGTGCGGTTGCCGCCAGGGTATCGCATTGTTGATGATAAGCCGGCGGAAAAGACGCTGTCGTGGGCCGATGTCCCCGGCAAGGCCGTTAGCAACCTGTTGCCGAGCGCCGGGAACTTCGTCTCCGCTCTCGCGCATCCGATCATGCACCCGGTTCAGACCGTGCAGGACATCGGCGACGTTGCCACGGGTGCGCTCCGTGCCGGGGCTAAGAAGGTGCTTCCGGAGGGAATTTTCAACGCCATTGACGCCACTGGCGACCAGGAAGCGAAGAAACGCGCCGCCGACAAGGCCGCAGCCGTAGGACAGTTCTACGTTGACCGCTATGGATCGTCGGAGGGCTTCAAGAAGGCTCTGGCGACGGACCCGGTAGGTGTGGCGGCTGACGCGGCGATGGTGCTGACGGGCGGCGCTCCGGCCGTTGTTCGTGCTGGCGGTGCTGCAGCGAACGCAGGGAACGCCATCGGCGGGTTGACGGGGAGGGCAGTGCAAGCCGTAGGCAACGCGACTTCGCGCGTCGGCGGGATGGCTCAGACGGTTGGCAACGCGCTTGACCCGTTGGCGAACGCCGGACGCCTTGTTGCACGCGGTGGCCGCGCTGTCGCCGATAGCGTTGGCGTCGCCACGGGAACGGGTGCTCGCCCCATTGAAGAGGCGTTTCGCTCCGGGCGCAACGGCGTCACGGAGTTTGCCGACAACATGCGCGACGATGCTCATTTGCATCTTGGTGATGCTGTTGATCTTGCCGAAAGCGCCGTTGGCCAGATGGGAAGGGCGCGCTCGCAGGCGTATCAGACAAATATGGCGGCGACCAACGCCAGCCAAACGCCGCTGAGCACCCGTCCCGTCGATTTTGCCGTCAATCAAGCGTTCAACGATGTCCACTTTAACGGTGTTGCGAAGGATGCCGCTGCTGCTGGCGTCGTCAACGAGATTGCCCAGATCGTTGATACGTTCAAGAACATCCCGAATGGTGCGGGCCTGACGCCTTCCGGCTTCGATGCCATGAAGCAAGCCGTTGGAGAGGTTCGGCAACGCACGCAACAGGGAACGCTCGCCCGCCGTGTTGCCGACCAGGTCTATCGAGATATTCGCGGGACGATAGAGCGGCAGGTTCCCGACTATGCACAGGCCATGCGCGACTATGCCGGCGCATCCGACCAGATCAACGAAATGCGCCGCACGCTTTCGATCAATGATCGCGCATCGATGGACACGACGCTGCGCAAGCTGCAATCGACCATGCGCAACAACGTACAAGCCAACTATGGGCAGCGCGAACGGTTGCTGGATGAGCTGGCGCAGCATGAGCCGACGTTGCCGGGTGTGCTTGCCGGTCAGGCCATGAACGCCTGGGCTCCCCGTGGATTGGCGCGGTTCTCGACCCATACCGGCGCGTTGCTTGGTCTTGGGGCCATGAACCCTATGGCGCTTGCGGCGGTGCCGTTCTCATCTCCCCGCATTGTCGGCGAAGCCGCCTATGCACTTGGTCGCGGCGCGGGCGCAGTCGATAGGTTCGGGCGGAGCATGCCGAACGCGCTGATGCAGAGCCTCCCCAATCCCATGAATGCCGCCCGCGCGTCCTACGCCGTCAACGCTCTCATGCGGGACCAGTGAGTTTCCGCATCACGGTATAGCCGTTCTCGGTTGTCGCCTGCGTCCAGCCGTGGCGTTCGTAGAATCTTATCGCGCCTGAGTTCTCCGGATCGACCTTGAGAGAATTGGCGCCGCGCCTTTCGGCTTCCGCGAGTAGGTCCGCCCCGATCCCGCGTCCCCTGGCGTCCTTCGAGACCATGAGTTGGTTGATGTGAATGGCGTCTCCCCGCTGCGACAGGATGCAGTAGGCGAGCGGTTTGTCATCCCACAGCGCGAACGACAGTTCCCATTTGCGCGGGGCATCACGAAGAAAGTTCTCGGCCGTCCATGGGCTCACGTCGGCGCTGACGGCGACATACTCGGCAATGTGCCGGGCAATGTGGTCGAGCGACAAATTCTGAAGGTCCAGCGTGCGCGTCATCAATACCCCCAACGAGCAAGAAAGCACGCATCATGGCCGAACCCGGTGTTGATCCGCAAGCCCTGCCTTCTTTGGATGGACTGAGCTTCGAGGACATCGTCCGCGCCGTCGAGGGCATCCACACCAGGATGACGCCGCCCGCCCGCTCGCCGGACGACTCAATGCGGCTGGTCAACCGCCGGTTTGCCCCGATGTCGAACGAAACCGTTGCGGGCCTTCCGAGCCGTGACCTCGTGCCGGCACAGCCGACCCGTGGCGAGCGCGCCATGAACGCGCTCATGGATTACGGCCCACTTCCGGCCAAGATGGCGACCAACGTGCTGTTGCAGCCGGTTCATGCCGGCGAGGCCGTTGGAAAGGCGATCACCGATCCGAGTATCCCGACGCTCACGAACGCGGGTGTTCAGACCGGCTTGGCGTTGTTCCAGCCCGCTAAGGCGCTCGGCGCGCTCGGCGCCGGTTATGTGGCGGCTGGGCTGAATGATGCGGGTGTCAATCCTCTGGATTGGGTCAATCCATCGCCCGCATTCGCAGCCGATAAGAAGAAGCCAGCAGCAGCGCCTAAAGTCACGATTGCCGATCTCCCCGGCCTGACGCCGGAGCAGAACTCGGAATACAAACTGGCGCGGCAGCGCATCGACGCCGGAGAGTACGACAACGGCGCAGCGCGGCGCACGCTGGAGGACACTGTCAAGCGTCTCGGCATCCTGTCCGATAAGTTCATCGGTGATGAAAACACGCGCCAGACGGCTGCGGCAGCCCGTGAAAAAGAAATGGCGCAGGCCGCCTATGATCGCTCCGTCAAGACGGCTGAGGGCCGTCGCGACGCTGTTCGCGCAACCGATACCAGCTTCAAGGATTCCACGGTCGGCAAACTTTACGAGGAAACTGGCGGCTATATGCCGTTCCTGATGGCTGCCGGCGGCGGCGGTGTCCACGCGCTTGCCAACTCTATGAAATATGGCAGTCAGGCAGCATCGAGCATGAATAAGTTTGGATGGCCTGCAATCGAGGGGACGGGCCTTGCCTTCGCAGGCATGAATGCGCCGCTCGTGTACGATTCCTTCAGCACCCCAGTCAAGAACCCTCAGAAGGAAGCTCTTCGAGCCTACGTTACGGATGCCCCCGAAGGTGACCCCAAGAAGGCTGAGTACATGCGCCAGCTTGAGGGAATGGGAATGCCGGAAACGAACCCCGTGACTGATCGGGCGTGGGACCAGCTTACAAGCCCGATGGGGCAGGTCCGTCGCGTTGGCGCGGCCCTCGTTGAAGGTGTCCCCGCTGGCATCACGGGGCGCAATCTTCCATCGGCTGGCCGTCGCGTGG